GGAGGACTAAACAATGGCATTCTCTGTTGTCGGTGGTGGACTTTCGACGTACATCCCGTCCACCAATGATCTTGCGACGGGTGCGCTTCAGGTGGAGTTCACCCGAAGCGTCAATTCGTTCGCTCTCACCCGGTACGCGCAGTTGGTTCCCGTCACGAAGATGACGGGCTACTATCTGCGGCAGGACGTTCCGGACAACGTGCGACTGACGAGCGACCGCGAGTTTGCTTGGCCGCTGGGCAATGACCGCCCCACGGGTAAGCAGAACTCGTTTGACTTCGTTCAGTACGCCACGCAGCGTTTTGCGTTCCCCTTCTACATCCCGCAGGAGACTGCGACGCAGGCCGCGTGGGATGTCGTGGCGCAGCACGCTCGCAGCAAGGCGCAGTTGGCGATGACCTCCCGTACGAACCGTGCGGCGGCCATCCTGACTGATACGGGCAACTGGGGCAGCAACTTCGTTGCGAACCCCACGGCTTCCCCCATCTCGGCGGCTTCGCATTGGAATGGCAGCACGATTGCGAACGCATCCATTCAGACTTCCATTCAGGCGGTCATGCGGCAGGTGAGCCTGTCGAGCGGCGGCGCGATTGCTCCGAATCAACTCATCATGGTCATTTCTCCGACCGTGGCGAATGTGATTTCGCAGTCTCCGGAAGTTCGTGAATACGTCCGCAACTACCCCGCCGCCCTTTCGTTCCTTCAGGGTTCGGATACGTTCTCGCGGTGGGGCATTCCCCCGACCCTGTTCGGGCTGGGCGATGTCGTGGTGGACGATTCGGTGAAGGTGACGAGCAAGAAGGGTGCAACCCTTTCGACTTCGTACATCTACGGCGAGTCGGCCATCTTCGTGTCGCGTCCGGGTGGACTGGTCGGCGTTGAAGGCGCATCGTCCTTCAGCACGTGCCAAATCTTCGCGTACGAGGACATGACCGTGGAGCAGTTCAACGATCCGATGAACCGTCGCATTGAGGGTCGCGTGATCGACAACTCGGTGGCTGCGGTGGTGGCCCCGGTTGGTGGCTATCTGATTCAGGACGTTATCTCCTGATAAGTGAAGCAGCGGACAACGGGTGGGGGGGGCTTCGGCCCCCCCTCCCCGGCTTCTGAAAGGCGGCACGATGGCATACGCTGATTACGCCGACCTAGAGGCTGCGCTGGATCAGAACATCATCGCGCAGTTGTGTGGGGATGCGGGCACCCCGATGCCGGGGCCAAACCCGATGACTACGCACGCGCTGGACCGGGCGACGGCCATCATCCGGTCATACGTCCGGGTCGGCAACATTTACACGGACCCGGAGTTGGCTGCGTTGGACGCGGCCAACGATCCGTTGCTGGTCACGATGGCAGTAGACCTTGCGACGGAGTTCCTGTTTCAGCGGCGCGGGTCGAAGTTGACTCCCGCGATTGAACAGCGCATCAAGCAGACGTATTCGATGCTAGAGGGGCTGCGGGACGGCAAGATGCTGTTCGGCTCCGTGGGCGCGAACGCGGACGCGGGTACGCCCGTGGTCAAGGCGGTGGGGTCCGCCGTGACCGGGTGGTACAACCAAGTGTCCAACTCGCAATTCTTCCCGCCCCGCCGACCCACGGCCTATCCGTGAACTGGCGCAGCCGGGTGCGGCAGGCGTTGGGCGACCCGTCCGTGGCGGCGGGCATCGCGCAAATTGTCGCGTACTACATGAAGGAACACATCGACCGTTCAGGGGGTCGCGGCGCGGGCGGTCAGGCGGTCGCCTACGCCCCCCTGAAGGCGTTATACGGCGAGTTTTGGACGAGCAAGCCCGTGAAGGGCGGTACGGTGGTCAAGACCCGCCAAACGGCTTCAGGCCGCACGGAATACCTTGTGCGCGTTCCGGGCTACCGTAACGGCGGGCACCCCCTGCGGGACACCGGGCTGCTCTACGGCAGTCTGACGGCCACCGGGAAGGCAAGCGGCAGCAGCATCAAGGTGACCCTGCGCGGCCCGAAGTACGCCCTGTATCAAGACAAGGGGCTTACGACAAAGCGCACCAACTACATCCCCCTCACCCTTGCGGCCAAGCGTGGCCACGGCACGGGCAACGATCCCGGCAAGGAAGGGTTCACGGAGGGGCGCGACTACCTGCTGGCTCGGCGGGGAGTCAAGGTGCCAGCACGACCTTTCCTCCTTCCGACGCGGCAAGAGATGACCGCTGTTGGAAAGAGCATCTATCTCGGACTACGATCCATCCTCAAGAGGACTTGACCCATGCCTATCGCTCTGTTCGTCCCCGGACCCACCATCATCTCCGTCGATACGGCCAACAGCGGCACGTACACGGAACTTGGTCGGTCGGACAACGACAACCTGCCGTCCATCTCGTTCACCGACCATCGCCACGAAGTCAAGACGGTTTCCAGCGGCGCGGTGCCGGAAGAAATCGTCATGCAGAACACCGAAGCCATCGTGACTTGCGCGTTGGTCAAGTGGGATGCGGATGTCCTGACCAACCTGCTAGCGGACAACCGTGGCAATGCCTTCACCCCGGTTGTGGGGCGGCAGTTGGTGAGCAGCAACGGCTTCTTCGGTCTGCGTATTCGCTCGGTGGCAAACGGCAATCTCGCCTACACCTTCACGCACGCCTTCCTGCGTTCGGACGGCGTTTCGGATTCTCAATGGGGCAACCGCGAGCGCGTGCTTGCGCTGAACTTCCATTGCATCCCGAACCCCTCCACGAACCTTCTCTACGCCTACGCGACGGTTTCATAATGCCCATCGAACTGACCGAAAACGACGATCCCATGCTGTTCGCCGTGTCGCTCCCCAACGGGCGACTGGTGTTCCAGTTCAACGAAGTGACCGCGACGCTTCAGGCGATGAACGGCGGGCAGAACCCCGGCGTGCCGGAACTTGCCCGCGCCATGCGCGAGGCGAGCCGCACGGCAGACGTAGCGAAGGACGCGACGGACGCGCAGTTGTTCGCCGCGTATGCGCGTGCAGCGCAGAGGGTGGAGCAGGCGGGAAACGGCTGAAGGCGGTAGCCCGATTTGTAAGCGTCTACGGGCGACCGCCGACAGAGTTCGACAAGGACACGGCGATGGGCCTGATGGCGAACATCCCCGCAGTTGAGGCAGCGCAGGCACTTGTATTTGCCCGCGCCATTTCTATTGCGTTCGGTGATGGGAAGCAGATGGCATCGACGGTGTACGCCGCTACTGGCAACAGTCGGCTGGCGCAGAAGATTGAGATTGATTCCATGAGGCAGGCGCGATGACGAACACGGGCGAAATCCTGTTTGAAATGCGCGACCGACTCGCGGAGTGGATGCAGGAGCGCGGCTACGGATCGAATGTCTACATCGTGGAAGCCCCGATTGATGACATGGTGGGTACGTACGCCATACAAATTGTTCCCGGCCCGGATACGGCAGCGCACCCGAACAGCGGCGTAGGGCTGATTCGGACGAGCGTAGACATGGTGGTGTGGTGGCGCGGCATGGCCGACCCGGTAATGCGCGGCACGTATCGAATCGCAGGAGGCGAAGGCATCCAGCAGTTCGCGGATGTCCTGCGCGAATGGCTGGTGCAGCGCACCTTTGATGGTCGCATGGCGGTGCCGATGACGTTCCGTAACGGCGGCACGGTGCAGGCGGTGCCGGAACTGGAGGGGTGGCTGACGCTGAAAGACACCTACGAGTTCGGCTATGAGATGGATTGGGAGGTGAAGTAGCCGTGGAGGATCTAGGAACAATCAGCATCAACATCCGCGAACTTGGCGGCGGGGGCGGAGCGGGTAGCGGCAACGTCGGCGGTGGTCCGGGCGGCGGTGGTGGCGGCTTTCAGACGAGCATGGGCAATCGTCTGCTCGGACCGCTGACGGCCATGCAAGACCGCATTTCTTCGGCGGTTGGATTTGTGGCAGGAGCGGTGAGCAATCGGTATCAAGCCTTCAGCGATGTCAAGCGCACGGTGGCTTCGGGCATGGTGGCGATGCAGGTGGACCGCGCACGCGCTGCGGGCTTTGCGAGCAACCTTCGGTCTGAACTGGTGGGGTTCTTTCGTGCGCCAACGATGGGCGGCTACGCGCAACTCATGCGCGAAGGCACGGCGACCAGCACGGTCATCAATGCGCTTGGCAAGACGGGCAAGGTAGTGGACAAGGCGTTGTATCGCCTGTCGGTGGTCGGCTCCGTGGCATCGCTCGCGCTTGCCGGGTTGCGTGCGTCAGCAGACTTCACGGCCAAGCGCGTGGAGGCAGTCGGCACCTATAGCGGTCGCGTGCAGTTTGAATTGCTGCGACAGCAGTTCCTCAAACTCGATATGGCAATGTACGAAGCCGCAGAGAACGGGAAACTGTACGCACGGGTACTTCGGACCCAAACGTACGAAATCCAAATGCAGGCGTTCTTTACCCGTGAACTAGGTCGATTCACTTCGGTACTGTCACAGGCGTTTTCCGTGCTTACGGGAATGTTGTATCACTTGGGAACTGCGGTTCTGTTCATCATGAACATTCCCTCGCGGATGGCAGAAGCGTTGGAAGCCCCATTCCGATACCTGCTTGATGCCGCCCTGCCGGGAAGCGCGTTGTACGGATTGCGCGAGGTGCTGAAGTATCTCGGCATCATTGAGGACAACACGCGCAAGACCAACGAAGCCGACCCAAACGATGTCAATGCGTGGTTCCAAGCGGACATCCGCGCAATGACCGGAAAGGCGTATTGAAATGCCAAGCACACTCACCATGCAGTTGTCTACCGGGGCCAGCGCGACGTTCAACAACGTGCAGGTGGATGCCTACAACTGCGACCCGATCTATGCGGAGGGTACGCAGATTGTCACAGAGCAGAAGCGCATGGTGCGCGGC